GGACAGACAAATTCGGGCCTCTATTCTTTGTTCATACCTATGGAATGGAACTACGAGGGATTCATTGATTCTTATGGACTACCTGTGTTCGAAACACCTGAACGAGAAGTTATTGATCCACATGGAGATATAATCGACGTAGGTGTACTTAGCCATTGGCAGAATGAAGCTGAGGGCTTGAAGTCAGATCAAGACGCATTAAATGAGTTTTATAGACAGTTTCCTAGAACTGAAGAGCACGCTTTTAGAGACGAAACTAAAAATAGTATATTTAACTTAACTAAAATATACGAGCAAATAGATTATAACGAGGAAACAGTTGATTTGACTGTTGGAAACTTTCAGTGGCTAAACGGAGTTAAAGACACTAAAGTAGTATTTATGCCAAATCAGAAAGGTAGGTTTAAAGTTAGTTGGGTGCCACCTAGTAACTTACAAAATAGAGTTGTAATAAAAAATAATGTAAAACACCCTGGCAACGAGCACGTAGGGGCGTTTGGTTGTGACTCTTACGATATATCAGGCACTGTTGATGGTAAAGGTTCTAAGGGATCACTTCATGGTCTTACAAAGTTTAGTATGGAAGATGCACCAGCCAATGAGTTCTTTTTAGAATATATAGCAAGACCACAAACTGCTGAAATATTTTTTGAAGATGTACTAATGGCTTGCATATTCTACGGCATGCCAATATTGGCTGAGAATAATAAGCCAAGATTATTGTATTACTTTAAAAGAAGAGGTTACAGAGGCTTCTCTATGAATAGACCAGATAAAGTATGGAATAAGTTATCTGTGACAGAAAGAGAGATCGGTGGTATGCCAAACTCAAGTGAAGACATAAAGCAAGCTCACGCAGCTGCTATAGAAATGTATATAAATGACCATGTAGGCGAAAAGAACGAAGGTTTTGGTTCTATGCCTTTCAACGAAACTTTGAACGATTGGGCTAAGTTTGACATAAATAGAAGAACCAAGTTTGATGCCACGATAAGTTCTGGATTAGCCATAATGGCTTGCAACAGGCATTTGTATTCGCCCAAACAAAGTATAGAGAAAAAGAAAGTAAATTTAAATATAGTCAAGTATGCAAATGCGGGCTACAATTCAAAAATAATAGAAAATTAGTATGGCTGAGTCAGTTACATCACATTATTTTCCTAGTCAAGTCGTTAGCGACATAGAGAAAGCTTCAGAAGAATACGGTCTTAAGATCGGTAAAGCTATTGAATACGAATGGTTCAATAGAGATTCTGGAACTAATCGTTTCGCTAGTAATCAAAACACTTTTCACAAGTTAAGACTATATGCCAGAGGAGAACAATCAATACAAAAATATAAAGATGAGTTATCAATTAATGGTGACTTAAGTTATTTAAACTTAGACTGGAAGCCTATTCCTATCATACCTAAATTCGTTGACATAGTGGTTAACGGAATATCAGAAAGAACATTTGATATAAAAGCATATTCTCAAGATCCATATGGAGTTTCTAAAAGAACTAAATATATGGAAGATATTATAGCTGACATGAAAACTAGAGACTTAAACGAGTTTTCACAAGAAGCTTTCGGAATATCGATAGCAAGCACACCTCCAGAAAAGTTGCCAGATAGTGAAGAAGAACTACAGCTTCACATGCAGCTAAATTACAAGCAAGCAGTAGAGCTAGCTGAAGAGCAAGCTATAAACACTATACTTGAAGGTAATAGGTATGAGCTTATAAGAAAAAGAATCAACTACGATTTAACTGTTCTGGGCATCGGCGCTGTAAAAAATACTTTTACAAAGTCTGAGGGAGTTAAAGTAGATTACGTTGACCCGGCAAATATAGTTTATTCATATACTGAATCGCCATATTTTGATGATTTATATTACGTAGGTGAAATTAAGACAATACCTATTAATGAGCTTAAGAAAGAATTTCCAGATCTTACTGATAAGGATTTAGAAACAATGAGTAAGCAGGGTTATCAAAACACTGGCTTTTACAATAGAAGCATAGTCGAGTCTACTAATATAGACAGGAATCAAGTTCAAGTATTATACTTTAATTTCAAAACTTATGCTAACGAAGTATACAAAGTAAAAGAAACTTCTACTGGTGCTAGTAAGGTTATAGTTAAAGACGATCAATTCAACCCACCTAATGAGCTACTAGAAGAGAGATTTGGCAAAATGTCTAAGCAGATAGAAGTTCTTTATGAAGGAGCTATGATTTTAGGCACTAAGCAACTTTTGAAATGGGAGCTAGCTAAAAATATGATGAGACCTAAAAGTGACTACACTAAGGTTAAAATGAATTATTCAATAGTGGCGCCAAGAATGTATAAAGGCCGTATAGAGTCGCTAGTAAGCAGGATAACTACTTTTGCTGACATGATACAGTTGACGCACTTAAAGCTGCAACAAGTAATGTCACGTATGATACCTGATGGTATATATTTAGACGCTGATGGCTTAGCTGAAATAGATTTAGGTAACGGCACAAACTACAATCCGCAAGAAGCATTAAACATGTTCTTCCAAACAGGTAGTATAATTGGTAGATCAATGACTGCTGACGGAGATATGAATCCAGGTAAAGTACCTATTCAGGAGATACAGAGCGGCTCAGGAGGAGCTAAATTAGCTTCACTGATACAAACATATAACTACTACCTACAAATGATAAGAGATGTCACCGGATTGAACGAGGCGCGTGATGGTAGTACTCCAGATAAGAACGCTTTAGTAGGTATACAAAAAATGGCAGCCGCTAATTCAAATACTGCTACAAGGCACATATTGCAAAGTGGATTATTTTTAACAGCTGAGTTGGCCGAGTCTATATCATTAAGAATATCTGATATTATAGAGTACTCACCAACTAAAGATGCCTTTATACAGAAGATAGGTGGACACAATGTAGCCACTCTTAGAGAAATGAGCGATCTGCATTTATACGACTTTGGTATATTTATTGACCTAGCACCAGACGAAGAGCAAAAGCAAATGCTTGAAAACAATATTCAAGTAGCATTAGCCAAAAATGGTATAGAGTTAGAAGATGCTATAGATGTTAGAGAAATTAAAAACATAAAGCTTGCTAATCAAGTTCTTAAGATAAGAAGGAAAAAGAAAGCACAGCAAGACCAGTTAATGCAACAACAAAACATCCAAGCTCAAGCTCAAGCAAACGCACAAGCACAGCAAGTAGCTGCTCAAGCAGAAGTGCAGAAAAATCAAGCATTATCGCAAAGCAAGATACAAGTAGAGCAAGGCAAGATCCAAATGGAGATGCAGAAAATGCAACAAGAGGCCATGCTTAAAAAAGAATTAATGAATCACGAGTTTAAGTTAAACATGCAGTTAAAGCAAATGGAAACTGAAATACTAAAAGAACGTGAATCACAAAAAGAAGATCGTAAAGATGAAAGAACTAAAATTCAAGCTACACAGCAATCTGAATTAATAGATCAAAGAAAAAAAGAAAGTCCACCTAAAAACTTCGAGTCATCGGGTAATGATATAATGGGTGGCGGTTTTGGATTAAATGCTTTTGATCCAAGATAAACAAAACAACTATACAATTTTATAATATTTTATTATGGCTAAAAAAAAGAAAGTCGAAAAGGTCGAAGAGATCGTAGACAAAAACGAAGAACAGGCGGTAGAAGTCGCTGCTGTAGAAGAACCAGTTAAACCTCAGCAAGAAGAAAAAATTGATGATGGAATAGCTAGGTTAGATTTAAGGGATTTTCAAGAAAAACCTACTGAGGAAACTACTGAAGAAACAGTTGTAGAAACGCAAGTTGAACCTGAAGTAAAAGCTGAGGTTGAGGAGCAAGCTATTGAAGAAGTAGTAGAAGAGACAGTAGAAGAAAGTCCTGTGCAGGAAATTGCTTTAGAAGAAGTTACAGAAATAGCAGATAAGCTAGAAGAAAACATCGAAGAAGCTATTGAAAAAGCAGAAGAACAAGGAACTCAACTTCCAGAAAACATTCAAAAAGTAGTTGACTTCATGCACGAAACTGGAGGAAGTTTAGAAGATTATGTTCAATTAAATAAAGATTACTCAAAAATGAGTGATAATGATTTATTGAGCGAGTACTTAAAGCAAACTAAACCTCACTTGAACGACGAAGAAAGATCTTTCTTAATGGAAGATTTGTATTCTTGGGACGAGGACATCGATGAAGATCGAGATATAAGAAGAAAGAAATTGGCATTAAAAGAGCAAGTTGCAGATGCTAAAAACCACCTAGACGGGTTAAAGTCTAAATATTATGATGAAATCAAAGCAGGTTCTAGATTAAACCCTGAACAACAGAAAGCTATGGATTTTTTCAGTCGATACAATAAAAATCAGACAGTGGCCGAGGACAACGCTAAGTTTTTTAAGAAAAAGACTAATGAGGTTTTCTCTAATGAATTCAAAGGTTTTGAATACAAAGTAGGAGAAAAGAGATTTAGACTCAATGTTAAAGATGCTGACGCGATTAAAGAGAACCAGATGGATATTGGAAATTTTGTAAATAAGTTTGTTAACAAAGAAACTAACAAAATGGAAAATGCTAAAGGTTATCACAAGTCTTTGTTTACTGCAATGAATCCAGACGTAGTAGCTAATCACTTCTACCAACAAGGTAAAGCTGACGCGCTAAAAGAAAGTATGTCAAAGGCAAAGAATGTCGACATGTCGCCAAGAGGTACTTTATCTAGCGAAAGCACGCCAAGTGGTACGAAGTACAAGTCTATATCGGGTGATTCATCTTCTGATTTTAAAATTAAAATTGGTCAAAATAGATCAAACAGAATTACTTAAACATTAAAAAAATAAAAAAAACAAAATTATGGCAATTTCAAACACGGGTGCTGTATTAAACACCCTAACTCCACGTCCAACTCAAGGACTATTTGGAGACAATTACCTATCCTTAGCGGATATGGATTTTACAAAACAATTTTTACCAGATGTATACGAAAAAGAAGTTGAACGTTTTGGAAACAGAACTGTAAGCGGATTTTTACGTATGGTAGGCGCTGAGATGCCTATGTCATCTGATCAAGTTGTTTGGAGTGAGCAAGGAAGATTACACGTAGCTTTTGATGACGTAGCTATTGCTGACGCTACTGTGACAACAAACATCGTCGATGTTCAAAGCGCTGACAACAAAGGCTTACTTGGAGTAGGAATGACAGTTATTATCGCTAGCGGTTTTAATGTAGTCAAAGCTCGAGTTGCTAGTCTTGATGTAGACGGAGGCGGTAATGCTCTTTCTGCAACCGAAGTTCAAGTAAACCCTTACGGAGCAGCAACCTTATCTGGATTACTATCAGGAATTAATACTAGTGTATCAGGTGCTAAATTATTCGTATATGGTTCTGAGTTTAAAAAAGGTAGCGCAGACGGGGGAAAATCCGTAGATGCTCAATTTACTTCTTTCAGTAACAAGCCTATTATACTTAGAGACAAGTATACAGTAAATGGTTCTGATACTGCTCAAATCGGTTGGGTTGAAGTAACTAGCGAAAACGGTGCTTCTGGATACTTATGGTACTTAAAGTCTGAGCACGAAGCTCGTCTACGTTTCGAAGATCAATTAGAAATGGCGATGGTTGAAGCTGTTAAG